CCCGGTTAATGGTTAGGCTCGCTCCGCCAGTGCGATGAAGTGACTTTGCGTTGCCGTTGCGCCGCCCTTGTAGGGAGTCAGCGCCGAAGCCCTCACGGGCTGGCCGTCAATTCTCAGCACGAAACGGAACACGCTTTCATCGTAAAGGAAGCGGACATGGATGCTGACGTCGCTCTGAATCCCGCTTTTCTGTGCCAGGATGTATCCGTTCAGGTCGGCCAGGATGATGTCTCCTACGTCTCCCAATGCCGCGCACTGTTCAATCGGAACAACCGGACGACCCAGGAGCGAACCATAGGGCGCACCACTGAGGCCGCCGGGCGGAACGAAGACAAGCTGTCCGCCGGTGCCGACCGCGATGCTCATCGTGTAGAGCTGAGGCAGGCACATTTGGTTGACGTACCATTCCGCATTCAGGAATGAGGAGGCGAATATCCGCGAGGACATTTTGATCACGTTTTCCGCTACGATGGTGTCGGCTTTCTGCCCGGTCTCCTTTGCCTGTGAAACAAGGCAGCCCGCATTGAGAATGCCGAGAGGACAACCCGCGCCGGTGCCGTTGATGATCGCGTCGTCGATCTGAAAGCCAAACTCTGAAGGGAATGCCGCCCGAATAAAGCCCTCTAACGCGGCGGCGTCTGCCAGGAGTTCATCCGTCGCATAGCAAAGGCCGATCAGTTTATGAAGATTCAGCTCGATCTTGCGGAACTTCGGGGCCGATTTCGTTTTCAGTTCTGCCTCAGACCCCCAATAGGCAACGATCCCTCCGAACCTGCTCGACACGCGCGACGTTTCGTCTACGCCATTGATCTTGATCGAGTTGGCATTTGCGCTGATAGGCTGAGGACGGCACTTCGGCGCAAGGATGCCCGTTTTAATCGTATCTTCCAGTAGTCCGGCAACGAAATCCTGCTGAACCAGAAACCCACCATCTGATGGCACTGTTTCGTTGAGGCCGGATGCCGCTGCATTGTAAAGGCGGGGATCAACCTGCCCGCCGGGACGGGCCGCGTGGACTACCGCCACCATCTGCTGGCCGAGGCTGGAAAACCTGTCCTTGTTTACGGGCGGCTCCATAATTTTGTTTTTCGGAACGGTCAAGGCTTCTTCCGGGGCCTCCAGCGCTCTGGCCGTCCTGTCCCGCCGTGCCAGGGTTGCAACGGTCTTCATCAGGTCATCCGTCGCGTCCCCGATTTCATTCATGAGGGAGAGTTCCGCATCAGTCAGATCGCGGTTCTCCGCCGTCGCCTTTGCTTCAATATCATCGCCCTTTTTCTTCAGGCTTTTGATGTCTTCCCGATACTGAGTAATTGTCTTCACTTTAGATTCCTCCTTGTTGGTGTGTTGTTTTTAGGGCAAAGAAAAAGGGCAACTATGTAGGTGTGTAGCCCTACACGGCTGCCCTTTAATCTTTCTTTCGTTCCCGTTCAGTTGGCCGACTTCACGGAAAACCCTAATTTTTAATTTATAATTTCTATGCTCCTGTTGATGGTGCTGCTATTTCTGCCCTCGTCAGCAAGTCGGCTATGCGGTCTTTCTTCTTTGGTTCAACATCACGCAGAACCGGGGCCGGTTCCGGCTCATCTGCATCGCGCAGATCATCGGAGTAGCCCTTTGCAAGAATTTCCTTTGCCTGTTTGCGGGAATATCCTGCATCACGCAGGGCCTTCTCCGCGTCCTTTGCTGTTGGTCTCTCTTTTTTCGCTGCAATCCCTTCCGGGATGTGCTGGAATTTTGCTTTCTGCATGGCAGGGACAAACTTGGCGCACGCGGCCATGTCCACCTCGCCGCTGATCTCGTCAATGAACCCCATTTCAAGAGCCTCGTCTGCCGTCATCCATGTTTCAGCATCGAGCAAGGTCTTGATTTCCTCGTCGGTTTTCCCGGTCTTTGATAGATAGGTCTGTGAAATCGCGCCGCCCACCTTGTCCAACTTGTCGGCAAAGTCACGCATATCCGTTGCGTTCCCGGCCACCATCCCAAAGGGCTGATGAACCATGAAAAGGGCGTTTTCGGCCATGACCACCTTATCGCCAGCTAAAGCTATGACAGAGGCGATGGAAGCCGCGAGGCCGTCAATGTAGGTCGTCACGTTTGCGGGATGCTGCTTGATCAGGTTGTAAATCGTGATCCCGTCGAATACGAGGCCGCCCGGCGAATTGATATGAAGGTCAATCTGTCCAGCCTTGATTCCAGCAAGCTCTTTCTGAAACGCTTTAGCCGTGATCCCGCCGCCGGTAAACCAATCCTCGCCGATTTCTTCATAAATCCATATCTCTGCACGGTCGGATTTATTTTCGATCTTAAACCATTGCTTCATGGCCGTTCCTCCTGTTGCGCCTCTTGATCTTTCCCGTTACCCTTTTTCGGTATCTGTTCCGGGGCTGGGAGTTGTTTCGGTTCCGGCGGCTTGCCGGCGTTTTCAAGCGTGATCATATTCATTTGAACAAGATGGATGTCGCCGCCCTTCACAGGGTCCATATCCTCCAAGGCCCGGACTTCGTTGATTGAAAAAACACCCCTATCAAGCATGGCTGTATAAAAAGCAGTCTGCGCTGTTACGTCTGCCCGTAAAAGGCCTTTCGTGGCATGCTTGAAATACAATCGCCCGCGCCCATACATCCCCCTGTCGCCTTCTGTAAGAAGTTGCATTTCGTAGGACTGTTCGAGATCGACGATTGAACCGAGGAGCGTATCGGTATAAAATGAACGCTGTTCGGATTCGATGTTTGAGAACGACGAACGGGTTAAATCTTTTATCTTGTGCGGGGGAATGTTGAACCACCGCGCAATTTCAGTAATGCTAAACTGCCGGGATTCAAGAAACTGGCAATCGTTTGGCGGGATGCCGTATTTCTCGACTTTCATCCCGTCTTCTAAGAGCATCATCCGGTGGCTCTGCCCAAGACCAGCATAAACAGCCGAAAGAGCTTCCCGCATTGCCTTCGGGTCTTTTAGCTGGCCGGGATGCGAAACGACCATGCTCGGATTAGTCCCATTGCCGAAGAACTTTGATCCAAAGGTCTCCATTGCCATTGCAAGGCCGATGCCCTTGCGAGCATAAGCAATGCGCGACATCCCGATAATGCCGTCATCACTCGGCCCAAGAATATGCAAGATTCTTTCGCGTGGTAGGGTGACGCTCTCGCCGGTCGGCATGGTGATTCTATAAAAAATATCTCCGTCCTCCATAAACGGCGTTACTCGGCGCGGATGAATGGGCCATAGCTCGGCCACTTCCCCGTACCCGTCAAAGACCTTTTCTGCATAACCGTTGCCCCATAAAAGAGTATGGGCTATCTGTGTTTCGCGTCCACGCTTGGCCGTTACTCTGGGATTCCATTGCGAGTGCATGACTCGGAATAATTTTCGATCCGTAGCAATTCGGTTAGTGTCTCCCTTCTGTTGCATGAGGTTCAAGGGAAGGGCTGCAATAGTGCCGGAAATCAACTCAGTTGCATTCCAGATAGCGGAGTATGTGCGGGAATTATCTTCGGTAACGTTTTCGCCTGATAGGGACTGAGAACCGATAAGATTCCAGAGCGAAGGCGACCATGCCTTCGGGTCGGTCAAGGAGAGATTGCGGATGTCAGTGGTCAGAAACTTCTTGATTCGGGAATATATTGACAACAAAGCCCCCCGTTTCTACGTTTGGCCTTATTGTAAAAGATGGTATTATAAATTGGCAATGACACAAACAACACTAAAAGACACAGATTTCACGGTTTTTTAGTCTCTTTCGTATGGAAGGCGGCAATTTTTGACAGAATCACGGAGAATCCTTATTGACTTTCCGGGTGTTCTTTCAGCTTCAAGGTGACCATGTTCGATCCAGAGATATATCGTCCGGCAGGTTACGGAAAAAAACGCGGCCACCTCTTCCACTCGCAATAATGTTTTATCCGGCAGGTCGGTCATGGGGTCTCCTATTTCCGTTTGAGTATTTGCCGTAAAACTATGTCACCGTCGGAAATGCCCTGTCCATAAGTGAAGCTCAATAATTCATTTTTCTCCTCATTTTCAACGGTTATCATAATATGATATTTCTCTTCCTTAATGGCCTTCTCAAACATCTTTCGCATATCCGCCGTGGTTGCGTAACTCATGGGGCCTCCTTCCTGAAAAAATGCAGGTTTAAATAAAAATCTCCAGTATGCTCAAATTCCTTGAAATCCTGAAACGGCTTTTCATTCTTTTCCCGGACGGGCGCCGATGACTGAAAATGAACAATCCGCAACCGGTCGGCCTTCATTTCTTCGATAAGATGCTCAAGTGCCTTTATTGCGTCATTATTATCGTGCATAACCCCTCCTATTTCAAAAGTTCGCCGCAGTTGCGGCATATCAATACCGGCTGCTGCGCCGTCAATTCCTGCCCTGTGGGGCTTACCAGCGCCGATACGGTATAAACCGCCACCACCGGAATGAAATACTTGCAGCCGCACTCGCAGGCCCGTTGTGTCGCGTTCTTCAAGTCAACCTGTATCGGCTGGCCGGGTTGTAACTGCTTAAACTGAATCCCCTTGTCTCTTAATCGTGCCGCTTCTCCCATTGTTTTCTCCTTTCAATTAAAAATTTGTGCGTTTGGATGCTACGTCTGTGCGAATAGACGACATCAATTCTCCGTCCAGATATTGCTCTACGATGCCCCTTGTGTGATTGAAATGCTCGAAGACCCCAATGGCAAACTTCTCAACATCTATCGGATCATAGATGCGGTATTCGTTACCCAAAGACTGCCCCTTAAACCTTATTGATCTTCCCTGATAACCATTCCCGATCATGCCTGCATATCCGCTCGTTGCAATCTCACGCACATGGAAAGTTTTGTCCAGTGTGGCTCGATCAAAAATATAAACATACTGTCCAAGATAAGATATGAAGCAATTTAGTGACAAACAAATACATTCTTCGTAATTGTCATTTTTCGTTGGGCGTAAAATCCCGTGTCTTTCCTCTGATACATGAAAATATAAATCCATCACTATTTCTCCGTTCAGTATGCCATTGCCAACGACGGTTGGAATGGACGTTCAATCTTGTTATGCTTCTTTATGTTGTCGGTTGCCCATAACGGCCTGAGATTTTTCAACGACCAGCACTGTTTAAAATCGGGATCATCGTGGGATTGAAAATTGAATGCAGAAATGGGAATAATATGATCTATATGCCAAGCTCCTATGTTTCCCCAGCACATGCCTGCGGTGAATTGCGCTTCTAAGTGTTTCCGTAATTCGTCAACAGTATAGTCCACAAGAAACTCCCATTTACGACCAGACTTTCTTCCCTTAAGTGCATGATTTATAGCCCTTGACATGCGGCTATCAAGATTTCCTCTTGGAGTTGATTGCAGTTTGGCTTGCCTGATTCTGAAATATTCACGGCTTCTTTCGCGATTATTGTTTACCCAGTCACGCGTCCTTTTAATTGATTCATCACGGTTTTTTTCATACCATTCTCGTTTTGTTTTCTTTCCTTTTTCCGGATGTGTTAAGCTCCATTGGCGGCTGCTCTCTCGATTACAAATTTTACATTCCGGACGCTTGCCGTCCCTGCTTATTTTCAGGCGATTAAATTCCGATATGGGTTTTTCTTCTTTACATTGTGTGCAAGTTTTCATGGCTTTATTATCGTTTAAATTTACCATTTTGTCAAATGATTTCGCATACTAAAAGGCCATCCGGCTGCGAATTTCCTCGGCTGATAAATTGTCATAAACGGATGGTTCCGGTTCTTTTTTTAAGTCTCTGCTCTTAAGACCTATCGCCATGGCTAAGGCGACAACTCCATCTATCCGAAAGCGGGTGGCAGCTTTATTTAATTTTTTGTTTCCGGCGGGATCGCTAATGGTTATTGCATTTGAAATATTCCAAGTAAGACACGGATTTGAATCATGAACCAATTTCCGTTCAAGAACCGATCCTTCAAGTGCATCTACCGCCGCCGCCATGTCTTTATAACCTTGACCCCATGGAACCATCCGTAATGCGCCTGATCTGGGTTCGTCCTTCCCTTCAACATAACAATCAAGGCCAATTTTATTCATAGCATTAAGAAGATCATCGATTCTCCATCTATCAAAAGATAAACCAATGACCTTGTAATTGCTTATTATTTCTCCCAATCTTTGTGCAATAAAGTCATGTTGAATCGCCCGGCCCGGCGTCGTTTCAATGAATCCCTGAGATTTCCAGACGGTATAAGGCACCCGGTCACGCTTCTCGTGGTCAATCAAGGTTTCCTGCGGCTTCCAGAACCACGCCTTCGCCCTATCCTGTTCGCCATTTGATACGGCCACCAGCGCTGTCAAGTCGGTTTTGCCGGACAAGTCCAGCCCCAGGTATATCTCTGATCCCGGTTCGATATGGGCATCACCTTGGCAGGCCAGCCATTCCTGGCGAGGGATCAAGGGGCTTTCGGCCTGGCACCTTTGATTGAGATACAGGTTACGAAACGCCGCCTCAAAGGTCGGCATCCTGACCGCCCGCTTCGCCGCCGTTTTCATTTCAGACAGGGATCTGAAGTCGCCCAGTGCAGGGTTTGCCAGTTTCCATAACTTCTGATCTGTAAAAACTTCCTCCGCATCATCCGGGACGGCGTACAGGTGACAAATCGTTGTCGGGTCGCGCCCGGACATACCGTCATCAATCAACTGCGAAAGGATATGCTGCGGGTCGTTTGACTGTGTTGATATGACAATAAAAAGCGGCTCCTCTCTGGCAGCCATAGAGGTATCGAGGGCGTCATACAGATCCCGGTTCTTCGCCTGCGCGAGTTCGTCATAAATGACTACTGTCGGATTGAGTCCGAACTTCGTTCCCGCCTCCGCTGATACCGCCCGATAAACAGAACCGTTCGCAAAGCAGACCATCGTTTTCGTGCTGTCAACGATCTTGATTAAGGCGGAAAGCTCCGGCTCCGCTCTCACAATCTGCGCCGCATACTTGAAGATCAGCGCCGCCTGTTCCCGGTCATTTGCCGCTGAATATATCTCGCCGTTCTTTACCGCCTCCGGGCCGACAAGATGAACCAAGGCAAGACAGGCAATCTCAACCGACTTGCCATTTTTCCTCGCTACGGACAGGATCGCCCTTCTGACCGTCCGCTTGCCATCCCTCATGGGGCTGTAAACGTCTTGAATGAAACGGCGCTGGAACTGGCGCAGTTTAAACGGCTTACCCTCGCCCTTCCCGGACGGGACGGTGAGTTTTTCGATGAAGCGGATTATGGCGCGGACGCGGGGTGTCATGGGGTAGCCTCAAGGATATTTGTCTTGATGTGTTCTGCTATTGCCTTCATTAGGTTGGGCGGGACGCTGTTGCCGATCCTTGCCCACTTATCCTTAAATTTCCCGATTAATTTAAAATCATCAGGAAAACTTGCAATTCGCTTTATTTCTGGAATGGTCAATTTACGGATTTCATAAGGATGAATCATACCAGTTGATGTATTTCCGCAATCTTTTACAATCGTTGGCGATACTTTGTCGGCTTGCAGTCGGACTAATCCAAAATGCTTATGTTTTTCAAGCCCTCGCAATACCCTCGACATTTGCCAAGTATCTTTTATTTTTGCCTCTTTTAAATCTTCTTCTGTCAAAGTCAACGCCTGATAGGAATAGTCTGATTTGCAAATAGTCGCCGCCGCCGCCGCCGCCGGTATCCATGGATTTATAGTTTGGCTTCTCGTTCCGATACATCCGGAAATAATTTTCCTTGCCGGTATCGGCTTCCCTTGCGGCTTCGGGTGGCTCGGTAAAATCCCCAAATCTTCCCGGACACCGATGATGATAACCCGTTCCCGGCTCTGCGGCACGTTGAAATACATGGCGTTCAAGACCTCACCCTTTGCCTTGTAGCCGCATTCACGTAAAGTCTTGATGATGGTCAAGTAAGCCTGTTTCATACACCCCTTGACCATGCCGGTCACGTTCTCCATAACAAATACTTTCGGCTGCAATTCATTCAAGAGGCGTGCGTATTCCTTGAAAAGAGAATTTCGAGGATCATCCCATTTCCGCTTTCCGGCGGTGCTGAACCCCTGGCAAGGCGGTGAACCGTCCAGAACGTCAAGGACACCCTTTTCGATTCCGGCAAGCCTCATGCACTCTGCACCGGTCAGTTTTGCAATGTCGCCGTGATAAACAGGAACGTCTGGAAAGTTTAGCCTGAATGTCTGGACGGCGTTGTCATCCCATTCAACGGCCAATAATTCCTTGAACCCGGCCAGTTGATAGCCGAGAGACGAGCCGCCGCACCCGGCAAATGTAGATATGACGGTCGGCTTTACCATTTGAAGCCACACTTCGGGCACTCGTTTTTCGTGTCAGCCATGTCCGCCTCGTCGATTGGTTTATTTTCATCCGGGATAGGTTTCATCCAGTCCTCCGGCAAGTCCACGCCCCACTCGACAAGGGGCAAGTCGTCCCAGCCTGACAGTAAATCCATATCCCATTCGCCTTGCTGGGTATTGTCCCGGATCGTGATTTCCTTTTCCTTCGCCTCGGTCAAGCCCTCCATGAGGTATGTTGGAGCTTCTTTAAGCCCCGCCGCCTTCGCCGCCTCATATCTCTGGTTGCCTGCGATGATGACAAGGCTCCCTGTCCGGTCAGACAGGATCAAGGGCCGCGCCTCAAAGAACTTTGGGTTTTCCTTGATAGAAGCGACAAGGTTCTGGAATTGCTTATCCCGGATGATCCGGGGGTTTCCGTCCAGTTTTTTAAGCGTTGACAGCTTGCGATATTCCATCACCACCCCCCGTGAATGAAAAAACATACCCCTTGCATCGGCCCTGCCGTTTCTCCATTGCCCTGTAAATACTTGTGAAACTAATTTCCAGCACCTTGGCCGCTTCCATTGCCGAACGAAAGATTGAAATTACTTCGCCATCCTTGCTGGCCTTGATGCACCTTCCCTTGGCAAGCATCGTTTTTCTTCTCGTCACGTTTGCCTTTTCTGTCGCCTCCGGGCTTTGCGGTATCCCGTATTTCGGGTTATTCACGCCCCTGACATCATGATGAGATTCGATCATTTTCTGAATCGTTTCCGGTTTATGTTTTTTACCCCAGTTTGGGCTTTTCCCATACATTGGATTGTTCTTACCTGATAACGCGATCGACATCCGCCGCCTATAATCGTCATCATGGCGGATATTCATTGAAAGTCTTTTCTCGCTTAATGCTTTTCTCTGCGCTGCGCTCTTCCGCGCGCCAAGATTAGACCCGGCAGTAGGTGACATATTAAAGGCCGGGCGTATGGAATCAATGAAAAATTGTTCAGCCAATATAAGCGCATCTTTTGTTTTCTCCGTCTCGCATAAGACTGCAAATCCCAAAGATGTAATGCCGTTTTTATTATAAAAATTCTGTAAGTGTCTACTGTGGTGCCGGTTCGCTATTAAGGCCGCCCGATGTTCCTTGATCCGCTTTGCTATTGATACAGCACTCCCGATATAGACACGATCATCTAACCGGCTGAATATTACATAGACGCCGCTCCTGTTTTCCCCCGTCATCGTTTCATCAACGACGATCTCCCGTAATTTCATCATTTCCGGGAAGTCCTGCAGGGATTTAACAAGGCGATCCATCTCCACGTTGCCTATTCTACGAGGATTATCAGGATTCAACTTTATCTGCGACAACTTGACCGTTTTGATTTCAACCTTGACCATTATTTCTTGCCCCCCTGCATACCTACCAAGCCATCAAATTTAGACTTTACCTTCTTGCCCGGATCGACACCCAGCCGCGCCCTGGCCGAAGGTGTCATCCCAAACTCCGTAGCGAATCTCACCATATCGCCTGCTGCCTTGTTCGCTATCCCGATCAAGGGCTGCTGTATCCAGTTCCCGGACACAGTTTTCAAGACAAGCGCCTGGAGCTTCGACTTTTTCGCCAGCTCGTTAAGCTCCTCCTCCGCTGCCCGCCACCTACTATAAGCCCCGCAGTAAGCCGCGAAAGCCGCTTGATCCACCCCGGACAATATCCCCATTGCATTCAATCCTTCTGCAACCCGGCGCCACTCCTCCAGGGCATAATCATCCAAATGTGCCGGCGGATCCGGCAAATCCATAGGTGGAATCGGCTCACCAACAGGCAAAGGCACATGACCGCGCTTACCCTCAAGCACCTTTATCCGCGTCGGCTTCTTTTTGGGACCTCTCATATCTCAACCCCCTATTCTAAATAGTGGAAAT